TTGGGACCGGCATTGCTGGAGATGGTGGCGGCGCACCTGCTGTTGCATGGCAACGCCTTCGTGCAGGTGCTGCAGGATGGCGACGGGATGCCCGCGCAGCTGTTTCCGCTGCGGCCCGAGCGGGTCAGCGTCGAGGCGGATGCGAGCGGGTGGCCGGTCGCCTACCTTTACAAGGTCGGCGAGGCGCGGATGCGGGTGCCGGCACGGGACGGGCTGGGCCGGCCCGGGCTGGTGCACCTGCGCGCGCTCCATCCGCTGGACGACCATTACGGGCTCGGATGCCTGGGCGCGGCGGCGGGCGCGGTGGCGATCCACAACCAGGCGACGCGCTGGAACAAGGCGCTGCTCGACAATGCGGCGCGGCCGTCGGGCGCATTGGTCTACGATCCTGGCGACGGCGCCGTGCTTTCTTCGGACCAGTACGAGCGGCTCAAAGGCGAGATCGACGCGAGCCTGGCAGGCGCGGCCAATGCCGGGCGGCCGCTGCTGCTGGACGGAGGCCTGCGCTGGCAGGCTTTGTCCTTGTCGCCGGCGGAGATGAACTTCGTCGAGCTGAAGGCGGCGGCGGCGCGCGATATCGCGCTCGCCTTCGGGGTGCCGCCGATGCTGCTCGGGCTGCCCGGCGACAGCACCTATGCGAACTATCGCGAAGCGAACCGGGCGCTGTGGCGGCTGACCGTCTGCCGATGGCGGAGCGGATCCTGGCCGGTCTGTCCGAGGGGCTGGGCGCCTGGTGGCCGGGGCTGCGGCTCCGGGTCGACGTCGACCAGGTCACCGCGCTGGCCGAGGATCGCGAGCGATTGTGGGCGCAGGTGAGCGCGGCCGAATTCCTGAGCCGCGAGGAGAAGCGCGAGATGCTGGGGTTCTCACCCTCACCCTCCCAGGCCTGACGGCCTGGGTGCCACCCTCTCCCTGGGGAGGGGCTAAGGAGGACAAGATGACGGCGGACAATGCGGGCATGCTGGCGCGGCTGATGGCGCTGGCGGAAGGGCAGGGGGCGGACCTCGTCACGCTGCGCGCGCTGATCGAGGAGGCGAGCGAGGCCGGGGCGGAGCGGGCGCTCGGCGCGCTCGGCCTCACCGATCCGAGCGCGCGGCGTGACATGGATGAGCTGCGCGAGCTCTTGCAGGCGTGGCGGGACGCCAAGCGCTCGGCCTGGCAGGCGGTGGTGACCTGGGCGGTGCGGGTCGGGCTGGCGGCGCTTCTGGTCGGGATGGCGGTGAAGCTGGGCCTGACCGAGCTGGTGATGAAGTGACGGTGCGGTTCGCGGGCTACGCGGCGGTGTTCGACCGGGTGGACCGCGGCGGCGACGTGGTCCGGGCGGGAGCGTTCGCGCGCTCGCTGGCGCGGGGCGCCGTGCCGCTTCTGTGGCAGCACCAGGCGGGGCGGCCGATCGGGCGCGTGGAATATCTACGCGAGGACAAGCGCGGGCTGCGGGTGATCGGGCAGGTGGTGGATGCGGAAGTCTCGGCGCTGCTGAAGGCGGGGGCGCTCTCGGGGCTGAGCTTCGGCTACCGGGTGCGGGAGGCGAAGGGCGCGGAGCCGCGGGAATTGACGGGGCTCGATCTGGTCGAGGTGAGCCTCGTCACCTTTCCCATGCAGCCGCAGGCGCGGGTGCATGCGGTGGAGGTCACAGCCACTCCAGCCCATTCGGGAGCGGATCGGCGCTGAAATCCACGTGCAGGACGCGGCGGCTCGCGGGCGTGCGGGCCGGTTCGGACGCGTGCAGGATCGGCGTGGCGTAGAGCCAGGCGTCGCCGCGGCCGGCGAGGCAGGCGCGGGTGCCGAGGCGTCGCACAGCTCCGGCGATAGCGTGCTCAGGGATGCGGCCGAGACGGTGGGAGCCGGGCGCGATGAGGAGCGGCGCGTTGTCTGCGCCGGCCTCATCGAGGTGGATGCGGATGGTGACCATCCGCTCGAGCAGGGCGAAGGGCGGCTCGACGTGGTGAATGCCGGATTTGACCGTCCAGTTGGCGAAGCCGGGCGTGTCGATGCGTCGGCGGACGGCGATGGTGCGGTCCTGGTGCCAAGGCCAATGACCAGTTCTGGCCGACCGTCTTGTTGAACAGGAGCGCACGGACGGGGCGCGATTGCGGACCCAGCTGGCGCGACGCGAGCAGGCCGATCGCAGCATGTCGGCCGAGCAGGGCTGAGAGGGCCGGGCTTGCGTGAAGCCGAGTGCCGGGGCGGTTTCCGGGTACTTCGCACAAAGCGGACTCGAGGGTGGCGAGCTCGGCCAGACCGAGCGCGGCGAGGTGATGTTCGGCGCCGTCACGGGCGAGCTGCATGGCTCTGAACATAAGCGAGAAGCGGGATCCCGGATCAAGTCCGGGGTGACGTTTTTCTTTGGGTTGGTGAATGGGAGAAACGGACATGGTGGACGTGAAGGCGGATGCGCTGGAGGCGTCGTTCGACGCGATCGAGCGGCAGGACGAGGAGGTGGCGCAGCTGCGAGAGGAGGTGGCGCTGCTCAAGGCGCGCGTGGAGGCGAGGCCGGCGGTACGGCCGGCCTTGTCGGGCGCGAAGGCGGAGCGCTCGCCCTTTGTCGAAAGCTACCTGCGCAAGGGAGTGGAGGCCGGCATCGAGCTCAAGGCGATGGTTGGGACTTCCGATGCCGCCGGCGGCTATGCGGTGCCGGAGGAGATCGACGCGGCGATCGAGCGGACGCTGAAGGCGATCTCGCCCATTCGGGCGATCGCCAATGTCGTGAAGGTGGGATCGGCCGGGTACCGCAAGCTGGTGACCACGGGCGGTACGCCATCCGGCTGGGTGTCCGAGACGGCGGGTCGGCCCGAGACCGACACGCCGGTGTTCCAGGAGATCGCGCCGCCGTTCGGCGAGCTTTACGCCAATCCGGCGGCGAGCCAGGCGATGCTGGACGATGCCGCGTTCGACGTGGAGAGCTGGCTGGCGGGAGAGATCGCGACCGAGTTTGCGCGGGCCGAAGGCGCGGCGTTCGTCTCCGGCACGGGCGTGAACCAGCCGCGCGGGTTCCTGGCGGCGCCGACTTCTGCAGCCGGCGACGCGACGCGGCCGTTCGGGACGCTGCAGTTCGTGACCAGCGGAGCAGCCGGCGGGTTCGCGGCGAGCAATCCGCAGGACAAGCTGATCGACCTCGTCCAGGCGCTGAAGACCCCTTACCGACAGGGCGCGGTGTTCGTGATGAACTCAGGCACGGCCGCGCGCATCCGCAAGTTCAAGACGGCCGACGGCGCATTCCTGTGGCAGCCGGGGCTCGTGTCCGGACAGCCCGACACTTTGCTCGGCTATCCCGTGGTGGAAGCGGAGGACATGCCGGACATCGCGGCGGACTCGCTGTCGATCGCGTTCGGCAACTTCCGGGCGGGCTATCTGATCGCGGAGCGGGCGGAGACGCAAATCCTGCGCGATCCGTTCACGCACAAGCCGTTCGTCCACTTCTACGCGACCAAGCGGATCGGCGGGCAGGTGATGAACGCGGAAGCGATCAAGGTGATGCGGTTCTCGGCTTAAGCGCTCGCCTCGAAGTGGTCCTTCGAGGCGCTTGCCCCGCCGCCACGCTTTGCGTGGTCCCCTCCCCGAGCAGCAAAGCTGCTTGGGCGAGGATGTTGACGCCGCGCCGGCGCTACCGGTGCGGCTTTTCTTTTGAGGTGCTGTATGGCGGATGCATTTTCCGGGGTGATGGACAGCGTGTCGAGCCCGGCGACGCGCGCAGTGGCGGTGACGCCGCATGACGTGAATGCGCTGGCGGACATTCCTAAGGCGCTGTTCGTGGGAACGGCTGGTAACCTGATGGCGCGCGGCGCCGGCGGCGGAGCCGACGTGCTGTTCAAGAACCTCGCGGCAGGATCGATCCTGCCGCTGCGGGCGCAATTCGTGCGGGCGACCGGCACGACTGCGCAGGATCTGGTGGCGCTTTACTGATGCTGGACCTGTCCTTGCCCGGGGTCGCGTCGCGGCGCAGGCCGCCGTCGCCGTCGCCGTCGCCGCCGCCATCGCCATCGCCTCAAGTTGCGATCACGGCTGTTTCCGCAGACGGTTGGTCCGCCCAGTATAACGGGGCGCCACCCTCTCTTAATCCGCTCTCGGCCGAGACGGTCAGTCGGCAGGGCTTCGACGCGGCCGGCGCATCCACGACGCACACCGACACGCTGACGATCACGCAGCGGGTTCGTGAGCCTTACCCTGCCCATGGCAGCCTGACCGCCGCTCGCGTCGCCCTGTCCGATTATGTCTATTCCACCGACGCGATCGCAGGGGTGACGAACAGCTCGGCCGAGACCAGCCCCAAGCCGGTCGCCAACTGGATCATGCCTCACCGCCTGGTGGTCGGGAACAGCGTGCGGCTGGAGGTGCTGGCGGCGCACCGCAATGCGCGGGCCGGGCGGCAGGTGGCGGCCGTCAAGTTCATCGCGACCGACGGCACCAACACGGTCAGTCAGACGGTGGCGGCGACCGTCGTTTCCGGGCGGACGGGCGACCGCAATGCCGTGGTCTGCTTCCAGGCCGATCTCGACATCACGGCGCTGAATGCGGGCCTCATCACCTGCAACGCCGAGGTCTACCCGTGGATCGGCGCGGCGGCTTCGGTGCAGAAGAGCGTCGATAGTTCGGTAGCCCGCGAGTTCAGTCCGCGCTACTTCCTGAAGAACACCGGGTCCAAGACATACTATTACGTCAAGACGGCTGCGAATGGCGGCAACGACGCGACCGGCGCGGGCTCGACCAACACCGCGACGGCTTCCGGAACGCCTTTCCTCACCGTCCTCGCGGCGATCAACAAGGCCCACACCGATCTCGGCGCGACCTCCGGCGTCGATATGGCCGAAATCAGGATCGGGGATGACGGCGGCACGCCGTTCGTGCTCGGATCGACTTCCGCGACGAGGACGCAAAAGGTGGCGGCGCTCACCATCACCCGTGATCCGGCTGTTGCCCGCGCGAATGCTCGCGTCTCGTTTGGAGCTGCGGGGTTCCGCCCCCGGCTGGGCGGCTCCTTGACGGCTCCGGTAGCATCCGCCGCCCTGCGGTTCACCGACATCGCAATCGTCCGCACCGGCACGAGCACGTTCCAGGGCGAGACCGCGGCGCCGCTCGAACTCATCTTCGAAGACATAGACTTCGACAACGGCAGCTTCTCCACGACCTGGCTCGCGGCATCCACCACGCCTGCACATGACTACATGTACGGCGTCACCTTCACGAACATCGCGACCAGCCCGCAGCCGCTCAACTCGGGAACTTCGGAACATCGCATCATGCGCGGCGTGTCCGCCACCCTCACCACCACGACGGGTCTTGAGGCGTTCCTGCTGGTCGGGTGCAGCCTTAACAATGCCGGCTCATTCGCGCCGGACACGCGAACCACGGTGGGGTCGCTGATTGCGTTCAACAGGTTCTCGAACTTCAACGTCAGCGGCGCGTTCGTCAACTACGGCACGTCGTCCAGCACGTCCAACATCGGGCTGCTTCAGAACCTGTTCGAATATACCTCCGCGTCAAGCGCGGCCACCATCGGCATCAGCCATGACAACATGACCGGCAGCAACACGCACATGGTCATCCACAACAACACCTTCGTCGGCTTCTTCATCAACGGGCGTGCAAACCTGTTCTACGATGAGGGAACGACGCCGCGCACGACCAGGCTGCAAAGCCTGAAGGGCAACATCCACGTCCAGCTCAACACCAAGGGCGACCGCTTCGCTCTGGACGGCACGCGGGTGGGGAATTGGGCCTATCTCTACGGCGTCGGCTGCCAGGGCGAGTTCTCGCAATTCGTCGACGCCGACAGCGGCGGCATCGGGTCCAGCTTCGCGCAGGCTTATCCGGGGCTTGGGCGCAAGATCGGACCAGCGCGACGGTGCGCAACGACCCGCTGTTCACGGACTACAAGGGCACGACAAGCGGCCCGACTGCCGGAGCTGGCGGCGGGCACCTACACGCTGCAGGCGGGTTCGCCGGCCAAGGGCATAGTGGCGAGCGCGGTGCTGTCTCACGACCTGGCCGGAGCGGCGCGGCCGACCGGCAACGACAGTGCGGGCGCATACGCCTGATCATCACGATGGAGGCGAGGATGAGGAGAAGCGGCGAGCCGCCTCGGGCGGAGCTGCGCGCATGACCCGCGGCGATTCAATCGTGGCGGGGCCGGCAGCGCTGGCCTGAGGCGAAGCTGTTCCTGCGCGCCGGCAGCGCGGCGGAGGATGCCTTGATCGAGCGGCTGCTGGTGAGCGCGCTGGAGCTTTGCGAGGCCTTCACCGGTCAAGTGACGTTGGCGCGTGGCTTCGTCGAGACCCTGCCCGCGCGGACCGTGTGGGCGCGGCTCAGCCGGCGGCCGGTGAGTGCGATCACAAGCGTCGAGGCGATCGATGCTGAAGGGGTCCCGCTGCCTGCCGGAGCCTACCAGACCGATATCGATGCGGCGGAATGCGGATGGGTGCGAGTGACGGGCGCGGGCGATCCGCGTGCGATCCGCGTGCGCTACCGCGCGGGGCTCGCGGCCGACTGGACCGAGCTGCCGGAGCCGCTCGCCCAGGGAGCGCTGCGGCTGACCGGGCATCTGTTCGCTCATCGCGCAGGCCAGAGCGACGGGGAACCGCCGGCAGCGGTGACTGCCCTGTGGCGGCCTTATCGGCTGCTGCGCGTCGCCTGAGGAGAGGGATATGCTGGAGGGGGTCGAAGCGCGCCTGCTTCGGATCGCGGAGCGTCGTGCGATAGCCAGAAGAAGGCTGGTGGCCGATCGGCTTCGAGCGGAGCTGCCGCCCGGGCTGGCCGTCGAGGAACGTGGCGAAGCCGTCACGCTGAGCGGGCGCGGCCTGGGGCGGCGGTTTGTGCTCGAGCCGGCACTGCGCTGGCTGCTGGCGGGGCTGAAATGAGCGGGGCAGGAGGCGCTCTGCAGACCGGCGCCACGGCAGCGCTGAGCGACATCACGGGGCTGAACGGCGTGTATCCGGGAACGCCGATTCAGGCGACGGCACCGTTCGCGATTGTCGAGATCGGGCCTGAAACGGACTGGGGCCACAAGAATGGCGCCGGGCGCGAGTTGCGGCTGGCGGTGATCGTGCGGGACGAGGGCGAAACGCCGGACCGGGTGCGGGTGCTGGCCGACGCGGCCCGGCAACACGTGGAGCAGATGGCCGCTGAGCAGGGTGGCTGGCGGATCGTGAGCCTTGCCCTCCTCCGCGCGACAATTGTGCAGGAGAAAGGCGGCGAGTGGGCCGCGCTGACGGAATGGCGGGCGCGGATGCTGGCGCTCTGAAAAGGAGATCGGAATGGCTGCGGAAAAGGGAAGTGCGTTCCTGCTCAAGATCGCCAACGGCGCGAACCCGCCGGCTTATGGAACGGTTGCAGGCATGCGCACGACGCAGATGAGCGTCAACGGCGAGGCGGTGAACGTCACGCACAAGGATTCGGGCGGATGGCGCGAGCTCTTGTCGGGTGCCGGCGTGCGATCGGTGTCGGTATCGGCAAGCGGCATTTTCACGGGATCGGCAGCGGAAGTGCGGGTGCGGGCCAATGCTCTGGAAGGCGTGCTCGACGATTATGAGCTGAGCTTCGAAAGCGGCGAGCGGATGCGCGGCCGGTTCCTGGTCACGCGGCTCGACTATTCGGGCGATTACAATGGCGAGCGCAATTATGCGCTGAGCCTGGAAAGCTCCGGGCCGGTGGTGCCGGCATGAGCGGAGCGAACCCGGCACGCGGCGAGGCGGCATTGCTGGTGGATGGCCAAGCGATCGTGTTGCGCCCGAGCTTCGAGGCGCTGGTCGCGGCGGAAGAGGAGCTTGGGCCGCTGTTCGCCCTGGTCGAGCGGGCGGCGCGGGGCGAGCTCAGGCTGTCGGAAGTGACCGCCTTGTTCTGGCATTGCCAGCGGGACGGAGCGGCGGCGCGGGAGCGGATCGGTGCGGCGATGGCCGAAGCCGGGCTGGCGGGTGTCACGCCGGTGCTGCGGGTCCTGCTCTCGCAAATCCTGCAGGGGCGGTGACCCAGCCTGGTGCTGATGCGAGCCTGAGCCGGGCGGAAGGCGAGGGGCTGTTCGTCCTCGCCGCCGCGCGCCTGGCGGGGGCCGCGGGGCTGCTGCTCGGGTGGCGGCCGGGCGAGTTCTGGGCAGCGACGCCGGCGGAACTGGCGACGGTGCTGTGGGCAGCGGGCGGGGAGGCGGGTGAGGTGTCGTTAAGCGACCTCGAGCGGCTCAAGGCGCTGTTTCCGGACTGAAGGATCAGGGACATGGACGAGGAAGTGGAGCGGCTGCTCGTGTCGGTGCGCGCGGACACGGCGGGTTTCGCCCGCGACGTGGCGGACATGCGGGGGCAGTTGGAGGGGCCGCTCGCGGCGGGGGCGGAGCGGGCCGGGCGCGTGCTGGAAGGTGCGCTGCTGCGGGCTGTTCGAACCGGTTCGTTCGGGTTCGACGATCTGAAGCGGGTCGCGCTGGCGGCACTTTCGGAGATCGCCACAGCCGCGATCCGCAGCGGCCTTGGAGCGGCGTCAGGTGGAGGCGGGCAAAGCGGGCTCGGCGCAATCGCCGCGGCGTTGATCACAAGCCTGGCAGGCGCGCCGGGGCGGTCCACGGGCGGCCCGGTCGCCGCCGGACGCGCCTACCGGGTGGGTGAGCGTGGTCCGGAATGGTTCGTGCCGACGGCGAGCGGGCGGGTAGAGGCGGCGCCGACCGCCGGGCCCGGCCGCGACGTGCGCGTCAGCATCACCGTGCATGCGCCGTCTGGGGCGGAGCCGGCCGCACTCACGCAATCAGGCCGACAGGTCGCTCGTGCGGTCAAAGCCGCGCTGATGCGTGTGGACCCCTAGGACAGCGCCCAGGGGTGCGGGCTGCTGACGATGCATTGCCCAGGAAGTCTTCGGATCGGGAGTGAAAAGACATGAGCTTCTGGCTCGCACCGCCGGGCGCGGCGATGCAGTTCGGACATCTCAAGCGGTTCGACGCGCGCCATTGGTCCTTGAACTTCCCGCGGCCGATGATGGCGTCGCTCGTGACGACCGGAGCGCATTCGCTGCGCGTCGATGCGGTTTTCTACCGGAAGAATGATCTGGCCGGACTGATCTGGGAAGCGGAGGACCGGTTCGACCATCCGCTGCTGCGTTACGAAACGGCACGCGATTTTCGGCGGTGCCGACTGAGTTTCCGGTGGCGCAGCCAAGGCGTCAAAGCGCTGGATGCGGTCGACGGGCCGACGCTGACGATCGAGGGCCGGGACGGGGCCGGCGTGCCGCGCGCCTGGTACGTGCGGCTGTGGAACTACGCGCAAGGAACGCCGCAGGACGCGGTGGTGAGCCTCGACTTCGCGCAGCTGGACGGCGGCTTCCTGCTCCCGGAGGAGGCGGACCCCGTGTGGGCGGCCGACGTCGACCGGATGTTCATCTCGCTCGTTCCGCCCGGCTATTCGGGCGTCGACGCGCCGCTGGACGCAGTCGCGGAAGGGTGGGCGGAGCTGAGCGAGATCGCGTGCGAGGGCGCCGGCTCGGTGCTGGCGGTGGGCGACGGGCTGGTCCCCGAACACCGGTTGCGGATCGCGACCGGCTATGACGATCTTTACCACCTCGCGCCCGAGCGTGTGCTGCGCAATATTGCGTGGCTCGGCTATCGCGGGGCGATCAACCACTATGTGGGGATGAGTCACTATTTCCGGCTCGGGCTGGACGGGAAGGTCACGCTTGGTCTCAATGGCCCGTGTCTGGCCTGGCATCAGGACTTTGCGGCGCGGGCCAGGGCGCTCGGCTTCGACGTCATCTTCTCATTGTCGTATGAACTGCTCGACCAGCATTGTCCGGAGGCCTGGAAGCAAAGGGCTGCGGACGGCACGCCGGCTCTGACCGGCTGGGTGCCGCCTTCCACGCTGCTTTCACCCGCAAACCCGGACGCGATGGCTTACCTGCAGGGCATCGCGCGCGCCTTCGCGGCGGTGGCGAGAGACGCGGGTCTACCGGTCCGATTCCAGGTCGGCGAGCCGTGGTGGTGGGTGAGGGGCGACGGCAGGATCTGCTTGTACGATGGTGCAGCGCAGGCTGCCTTCGCGCCGGTCGACATTGAAGACGTGCGGCTTCAGCTGAATGCCGGCCAAAATGCGACGCTGGACGCGGCGGGCGCAGTGCTGGCGCAGTCCACCGCCGATCTGTGCGCGGCGGTGAAGGCCGCGGCACCGGACGCCGAGACCCTGCTGCTCGTGTTTCTGCCGACGGTGCTCGACGGCTGGAGGTCAAGCGCGCCAATGTGCCGCTAGGGTGGGCGAAGCCGGCCTTCGATGTCCTCCAGCTCGAGGATTATGATTGGGTCACAAGCGGGAAAGGCGGAGCGACCGGGCGCGCGGCCGACTCCATGGCCGCGCGGCTGGGCTACCCCGTGGCCGAGCAGCACTATTTCGCGGGGTTCGTGCTGCAACCGCAGGACAAGGCCGACTGGCACGAGATCGGCACCGCAGCCGAAGCGGCGTTTGCACGCGGAACGAGCGCGGTGTTCGTCTGGGCGCTGCCGCAGGTGCTGCGCGATGGCTTCACATGGTTTGGAGGGGAACAGCGGGTGGACGCTTTCGATGACGTGCGCTTCCCGATCGCGCTGGGACGTGAAGCGAGCGTGGAGCCGAGCTTTTCGACCGCCGTGGTCACCGCGGCGAACGGGACGGAGCAGCGCAACAGCGAATGGGCGGATGCGCGGCTTCGGTTCGACGCCGGGCCCGGCATTCGCGGCGAAGCAGAGTTGCAGGAACTGTTGGCTTTCTTCCGCGCCCGGCGCGGCGCCGCCATCGGCTTCCGCTTCGAAGATCCGTTCGATCACCTGGCGGACAGGGAGCTGCTCGGGACCGGCGATGGGGAAAGGACCGAGTTCCAGCTGGTCAGGCGGTACGGCACGCAGGTTCGGCGGATAACGCGGCCTGTGACGGGGAGCGTGCGGCTGTTCGTCGGCGAAGCGGAGCAAGTGACCGGCTGGACCATGGGGCAGAAGGGGACGGTGCTGTTCGAGGCGGCACCGCCGCCGGATGCGCCGATCCGAGCCAGCTTCCGATTCGACGTGCCCGTCCGCTTCGCAGAGGACCGGCTGGCCGTCAGCCGCGCGACATTTGCGGCGGGCGACGTGCCGAGCGTGCCTCTGATCGAGATCCGGGAGTGAAGCGATGGTCGACTTCCTGACGCGCTCACTGACCAGTGTCGCCTTCTGCTGGCGGGTCGAGCGGCGGGACGGGATCGCGCTTGGCTTCACGAGCCACGATCGCGACCTCCGGCTGGACGGGCTGACCTATCGCGCCGCGCCCGGCATGGCGCCTTCGGCGGTCACCTTGTCCGACGGCTTCGATGCGGCCGCGCTCGACGTTGCGGGAGCGCTGAGCAGCGATGCGATCACCGAGCCGGACCTGCTGGCCGGACGCTGGGATGGCGCGCGCGTGGTGATGTTCATGGTCGACTGGCTGGCGCCGGAGGGAGAGCAGGTGATGCTGGCCCGCGGTGAACTGGGTGATGTCAGCTTGGAGGGCCAGGCTTTCAGTGCAGAGCTTCGAGGGCCCGCCGCTGCGCTCGAGCGGCCGGTTGTTGAGCAGACCTCGCCCGAGTGCCGCGCCGAGCTGGGCGACAAGAGGTGCCGCGTCGATATGGCCGGGCGAACCCGGATTACGCGCGTCACCAGCGTCTCGGGAGCGTGCGAGATCGAGGTCGCGGAGGCGGGGCCGGGCGATGCTTACGGCTATGGCCGGCTGCGCTGGATCACGGGGCCGAACAGCGGCCTCGAGAGCCCGGTGCTGTCCTCCGACGGAGCGCGGATCACCCTGCGGGAGCCGCCACCCTATGAGGTCGAAGGCGGCGAGCTGGTCGAACTCACAGAAGGGTGCGACCGGCGGTTCGAAACGTGCGTGAACCGGTTCGGGAACGGGCTCGATTTCCGCGGCGAGCCGCATCTGCCGGGCGCTGATCTGCTGACGCGTTACGAATTGGGCTGAGGGGCTGTGACGACGGGGGAACTGGTTGCGGCGAGGGCGCTCGCGCTGGTCGGCGCGCCCTTTCGCCTTCAGGGCCGTACCGCCCGTGGCGGCTTCGACTGCGTCGGCCTGGTCGCCGCAGCGCTCGGCCAAGCCGATGTCCGGAGCGATTACGCGCTCCGTGGCGGGTCGCTCGAGCAACTCGCTCTGGAGCTGGAGCGGGCAGGGCTTGTGCCGGTGGAGACCCCCGCCACGGGCGACGTGGCGGTGATGCGAACAGGGCCGCGCAGCTGCACCTAGGCGTGCTGACCGCCCGCGGGCTGGTGCATGCCGATGCGGGGCTCCGCCGCGTGGTGGTGCGGCCCGGCCCAGCGCCGTGGCCGATCCTTCAGCTGTGGCGTGTGAGCGAGGAGAATTGCGGATGGCCACCCTTGTCCTGACCGCCGTCGGCAGTGCGCTGGGCGGCCCCATAGGGGCGGCGATCGGCGCGGTCGCCGGCCAGGCGATCGACGCCCGGCTTTTCGCCCCCAAAGCTCGGCAGGGGCCGCGGCTTGCCGATCTGGCGCTTCAAACATCCGCCTATGGCACGCCGCTCCCGAAGCTGTTCGGGACGATGCGCATTGCCGGAACGGTGATCTGGGCGGCGGGCCTGCGCGAAACCAGGTCGAGCTCGGGCAACGGCAAGGGCCGGCCGAGAACCGTCAGCTACAGCTATTCGGCTTCGTTCGCAGTCGCGCTTTCGGCACGTCCGATCCGGGCCGTGCGCCGCATCTGGGCGGACGGCAAGCTGCTGCGCGGCAGCGCCGGCGACTTCAAGGCGGAGACCGGATTTCGGCTCTACACCGGCGATGAGGAGCAGGCGCCCGACCCGCTCATCGTCTCGGCGGAAGGCGAGGGCGGCACGCCGGCTTATCGGGGGCTGGCTTATGCGGTCTTCGAAGATCTGCAGCTGGCCGATTACGGGAACCGGATCCCATCGCTCAGCTTCGAGGTCGAAGCGGATGAGGCGCCGGTCGCTATCGGTGCCATCGCTGCGGAACTGGCCGGAGGTGCGCTGCGGGCCGGGGCGGGACCGGCGGTGACCGGATATGCCGCCGGCGGCGCATCGGTGCGCAGCGCGATCGAACAGTTGGTGGCGTTCGTGCCGTTGTCGCTGGTCGATGACGGGCAGATGCTTCGAGTCGACGGCGCATCGCCTGACGCCGTGCTGGTCGATCCGGGCAGCGGGGGCGTCCGGCCAGGCTCCGAGCGGCGCGGCGGTGACGAACAGGCCCGGCGCGCCGCCTCGGCGATCCCCAGCAGCGTGACCCTCGGCTATTCCGACCCGGCGCGCGACTATCAGGCCGGCCTTCAACGCGCTTTTCGCAGCGGCCCGGCGCTGCTCGGCGAGCAGCACGCTTTGCCGATCGCGATCCCGGCGGCGAGCGCAAAGCAACTTGCCGAAGCGCGGCTCGCTGCTCTCTGGGCGGGCCGGACCACGGCGACGTTGAACCTGAACAGCCGTCACGCGCTGCTGCGCCCCGGGACATTGGTGCGCGTGGATGGCCGGCCTGGAACATGGCGGATCGAGCGCTGGACGTTCGAGCGGATGGTGGTTCGCCTGCAGCTTGTCGGGGTTGCAGACGGAGAGGCGTTCGCCCGCCCGGCCAGTGCGGGCCGTCCGGTCACCGAGCCCGATCTGCGGCACGGGCCGACGACGCTGCGGCTGATCGAGCTTCCATCCGGCTTCGACGGCCGTCCGAGCGACGTGCCGCGGCTCTTCGTAGCGGCCGCGGGCGCAGAGCCGGGGTGGCGGCGTGCCGCACTGATCGCCAGTCTCGACGATGGCGCCAGCTGGACCGAGCTGGGAAGCAGCAACGGCCCGGCCGTGATGGGGAGTGCCGAGGCCGCACTGCCGCCAGCCGGCGCAGCTCTGTTCGACAACGCAAATGCGATCACGATCACGATGCTGAACGACCGGATGGAGCTCGCAAGCCGGAGCGATGCGGACCTCGTCAACGGCGCCAACCTCGCGCTGCTCGGGGAGGAACTCATCCAGTTCGGAACGGCCCAGCCCTTGGGTGCCGGCCGGTACAGGGTGCGGCATCTCCTGCGCGGGCGATTGGGAAGCGAGTGGGCCTGCGGCGCCCATCAGCCGGGTGAGACGTTTGTTCTACTCGACCGCGCTGCGCTGACGCCGGTTGAGGCCCCGCTCGGCGCATCGGCGGCGCGCTTCGCGTCATCGCCGCGGGCCGCGACGATGGGCCGGACGGGCGAGCGCGGTTCGCACGGTGGCGGGAGATGCGGTCCGGCCACCCTCGCCGGTTCATCTCAGGGTGCAGCGTGA